TCGTGATACTGCATGTTGGCCAGGACCTCGTTGGTGATGCTCCGCCGGTCCACCGTCCGGACCGCCTGCTGGCCGTTGACGGTTTCGCGAACCAGGTATTCCTTGCCCGGCCAGCTCTCCGCGTCGTCGGGGTTCACCAATGCCTCGGCGATGATCTCGATCATCGGATTGACGAGCCAGGCCAGGTTGTCGGAGTGCATGCACATCAGGTTGCACATCGCCTCCCAGATGCTCAGCACGCCCTCCAGAAGCCCGCGGCCGTTGAACGTCAGCAGGTCCGGGAGCGGCGAAAACGCGATCCCCGGCCAGCGGATATGCGGATAGCTCACGGCCCGCGGCGGCTGGATGATCCGCCCGCCGGCATCGGTGAAGGTCGCCGACGGCAGCAGGACGTTCCCCTGCCTGTCCAGAACGACGCCCCAGTATTCCGAAGTCAGGATCATGCTGCGGTAGTTCGACCGCTCCCAGATCATCGCCTTGCGGGCGGCGATCGCCTCCTTGGTCAGAAACGGGTTGTTCGGGTCTTCCCCGGTCAGGTTCTTCACCTGCTCCACGCCCCGGTACTGCCCGTTTTTCTGGCCTTCCAGCAATACGAAGTAATCCAGCCATTCCTGGTGGACCCAGTACATCCCCGACTGGCAGTCCCGCGGCATCGCGTCCGGGTCCCGGTGGATCTTCCACGGCTCGGTCAGGACATACTCCAGCCCTCTCCCGGGGATGTAGCGGGTGATCATCTCCATGCTGGTCCCGATCGCCAGCCCCATCGTCGTCGCGTCGGTGAACCGCAGGCCGAACTGCGCGTGCTGTTCGTTGAGCTGCACGTCCAGCAGCTCTTTCCAGAATTCGCCGGCGCCCGGTTTGGTCGTGTTGGTCACGGTGAGGAACTTTGGCGTAAAGGCTTTCTTGACGGCGCTCGCGCCATACTGCACGGTCGCAAACGGCCGCGGAACGACGATCCGGCTCTGCCAGGCGGCCTTCTTCTGATAGTTGACCGGCTCGTCTTCCTTGTAGACCCGGTAGCAATGGCTCTGGATCTCGCGAATCGTCTCCATGGCCGTGACGGATGTCTTGATGCAGTCCGCCAGATAGTCGGTGAAATGCTTTTCGTCCTCGCCGAAATAGGCCTGCGCGGCCGCTTCGCGCTCGGTCAGCTCCTGCTCGTCCATGACCGGGCCGCCGTTCTGGACGGATTCCATCCGCCGGCGGATCTCGGCCGCGCGCTGAAGCAGCTCTTCGGTGGGATCGGTTGCAAACTCAATGGCCATCTCATTGCCCCTTGTTCTTGAAATACTTCACACGGGCCTCCGCCTTCGATACGCGGCCCTCCGACGGCTTTTTCGACCCGAACCATTCCAGAACCTTCCCCGGGCTCTTCACCGAGACCAGGCAGTATTCCGTCTTGTTTGTTTTCGGATTCTTTTTCGTGGTCAGCATGTCGCCTCCTATATCCCCGCGCCGGGCGCGTTCGGGAAGATCCGGTCGAAGTTTTTGCGGAAACCGGCCGACGCGACGACGTTCAGGTCGCCGCCCGCGCACGGGCATCCCGGCCGGCAGACATGCCCGGGCTCGCCGTTCCAGCCCTTTTCCGGGCGGGAGACGGCGCCGCAGCCGACGCATTTGAACACCTGCCTGCCGCCCTCCCCGTCGTAGGGGCCGCCCTCGCGCATCTCCCAGAATCGATCGCTTCTCTTCATGCCCTCCCTCCGATCGCGACGGTCTGCGGCTTGTGCCAGCAGCCGCCGTAACTGAGCGCCCGCTGCATCCGGACCGCCTTGTCGATCTCGACGACCTGTTTGCGGATATCGTAGGGCATCAACACCGAGATCAGATAGGCGAAGGCGTCGCCGACGTGCGAATGCGCGTTTTTGATCGGCGTCTTGCCGACGATGTTTCCGCTGTTGTCCGTCTTGTAATGCCATCCGCCTTTCAGCGCCTGGTGCAGAGCGAACGCCGACGCGGAAATCAGGATCGCCGGTCGGCCCTCGTTCAGCCGGCGCTTCAGCGCGTAGTTGGTGGGGTCCTTGCGCATCAGCCAGCGCGTCGGCCCGGGCTCGAACCGCGTCTTCAGGATGCTTTCGATGGTTTTCGCGGCGGTCGTGGCGTTGGTGGAGCGGTCCGGATCGCGCATCGAGGGGTCGCCGATGTCCCGCCAGCCGGGAATCCGGACCTTGTATTTACCGGACGAGAGCAGGAGCAGCAGTTTTTCTTCGATCAGCTCTTTCGGGCCGATCCCGTCGCCGGTCAGAACGTCGTGAAGGACCAGTTGCCCGAAGGGGTTGTACTGCGCGGTCAGGCATGACGGATGCTGATCCCCGTCCCAGCCGCGGAAACAATCCAAATCGGGATAGACCGGCAGGATCCGCTGACTGAAATGGACGGCCGGGTCGTATCCCGGCGTGACGGCCTGCCCCTCGTGGACGTCGGCTTCCTTCCCTTCGATGTACCTTGCCCATTTCGCCGGGTCGTTCTTGAAGGCGGCCATCAGCATCGCGCGGGCCATCGGCGTCAGATAGGCGTTTTCGCCTCTGGGAATGTGGAACGTCTCTTTGCGGACCGTAACCGGGTGGCCGTCGATCTCGACGGTCAGGTATTCCTGCGGCGCGTCGGCCAGCTCCCGGGTCCAATGCCCCTTGTCGGCCGGGTTGTGGGTGATCTGAACCCGCGGCCGGGTGCCCTGCTGCCGGGCGGCCCGGGCGCAGGCGATGTCGAACACCTCTTTCGGAAGCCCGGCGTTGGCGCGCTCGTAGATCGGCGCGGGCTCCTCCAGCCAGATGATCGCGTACTGCGGCCCCTGGAGTTTGCTGATCGAGGCCTGGTCGTCGATGCCGAACAGGTCCAGCTCCACCGACGGCGTGCAGCGGATGAAGAGCTTCTTGAAATTGTCCTTGAAAACGGCGCGGTCGCCCAGGATCTCCTGGATCGACGGCGCGGTCGATGTCTTGATGTTGACGTGCGTGTCCCGGATCAGCGCGCCGCGGATCGGCACGCCGCAGCGCTTCGCGTGCCAGATCACCGCCGCGACCCCGGCAAAGGTTTTTCCTTCCCCCATGGGTCCGATCAGGTGGCAGATCTCGGCGTCCGAAAGAACGAAGGCCTTCTGCGTCGGCGATAACGAGAAAACGAGGTCTTTAGCCATCCTCCGCCTCCGAAACGACCATTTTCCCGGTTTTGCGGAGATCCGCGTCGCGGGACGTGACGTCGTCCTCCCGATCCTTGAAGAAGATGTTCCCGGCGGCCTCGCCGCCGATGATTCCGGAGTATTTGAGCTTCAAATCGATGATCTGGGAGGCGGTCCGGCGGGCGGCGTTCCGCATCTTTTCCAGAACGAGGTCGTTGGTGACGTACATCAGCGCCTGACGGACGATCGATTCGACGACCAGTTCGACCGGATCGTCTCTTTTCCCGTTTTCGGGGTCTTCCGTCCGCTCCGCGAAGGCGTTTCGCGCCGCGGAGAGAAGATCCAGCCAGCGCGGAAGGTCCTCTTCGATGTAGGTCGCGGCCAGCCGGTGGCTGAAATCGCCCTTCATCTCCCGGCTGCGCGCCAGGCACTGGATCTCCATCTCCTCCAGCGCGTCCAGGTCGGCCGGAACGGTCAAAAGGACATGTTTTTCGACCACTTCGGCAACGGACGGCTGCGACAATTCGCGCATTTTCTTCAAAAAGCGGGATACCGTCGCCTGATCGATCGAATATCCTTCGGATTTGAGGATCCGCGTGATCTCCCGGGACGGACGGCTCTCCTTCGTCGCCATCTCCAAAACGCGCTGCGTCAGGTTGTACTGTTCGATATTTCCGACTTTTTTCGCCATTCACGCCTCGAACGGTTGGATAGGGCGGCTCCCGGTTCCCCGGAGAATCGCTCCGCGCCCGGGAGTCCCTAACGGTTGGCCGGTAGTATAACACGGGTTTTTTCAACGGCTTGGGATCGTTCCGGGGCGTGATCGTCCCTGGATACTTAACGAGCGTTTCTGACCATTAAACGAACGCAAAAAAAAGTGAAAAAAACACTTGACAGGTTTTTTATTTTCTGCATCATCCGCCGCCGCGGCCGTTTTCCCGCTGCTGCTGCACC